TGTATTGTCTGAAATGTTCAAAAGGTCGAATGAGCCTGTGTAAGTAATTGCTGCGGCCATGTTGGCAGACAATAACAATCCGTTGGTGGCCGTTATTGCTGCGCCGCCGCTTGCCCCGGAGCTGTTATAGCCAGTCGTTTCAGGCGTGCCGCTTCCAAGCTGTAGGATGAAGGGGCTAGCTCCGTTTGAGCTGACGCCATTAAGGTAAACTTTTATAATTTTCGTCCACGGAGGGATGCCTGTTACATCCTTGAACGCGCCGCTAGTTGTCGCAACGGCTGCGGTCTTTGTGATTCTTTTGGTTTGTATATTGTTTACTTGAGCAGCCAGCTGTTGAATGTTAATCGTGCCACCATCGACAGCCTGAGCAAATGCCCGAATTGCCGGAGTGCTGATTGCCACGTTTATGCGGGTATCTGTTCCCGCGCCAGACTGCTCAAGGATGCGCTTACCTAATACATAATCCGCATCAACGTTCGCGCCCGCGTCTGCGTAGCCCTGAACAGAACCTTGCGCATTTGGAATGCTAAACGTGGACACGCCGTCGCCGCGCCCGTAAGCGTTAGGGTTGCTCGACTTATCTGCCTCATTAACGAGATTCCCCGACCCTTCAGCAAACGCCCATAGCTGCTTATATACTAGGCGGTTTAACACCTGGCCATTTCGATGCAGCCAGCCAAACGGTAGAGAGCTTGGAGCGCATGAAAATGTCGCTTCCACGCCAACTGGAACCGAGTTGGCCAGCGGATCGACAATAGCAATCGTTCCATTGTTGGTTGTGGCACCGTCAAACGAATAGAACCGAGTCGCGCTATAGTCGCCGCTTGGTACGTTGTAGGTACCCGCTGGCAGAAGCACGGTACGCCCGGTAGAGGCTGCGGAGTCAAAGGCTGCTTTGTCGTTAGCCAGGTTGTCGCCGACTGCGCCGAAGTCCTTAACGTCTACCCACCCGCGCGCAATGCGCTGCTGCACGGTCTGACCTGCTGCGCCAACCTGATAGACAAACCCGACAAGGCCCGAGCCTTTCGCGGGGTCTGCGCTGTTGGCCAAGTCGCCAGCCGTCACGCCAAAGAAGCCTTGAGCTGCCGATTGCGTGTAGGTGATCTGGCTGTCATTCTGGTCTGACACGCGGATCGAATAGTCACCAGAGGTGAATATCCGCTGCGGGTTTCCGCTCAGGTCGCACGGAAAGCCAGCCGAGTTCGTGCGGATTGGCTGCGGCGCAGCGATGAGACCGGCAACGTCAAAGAACGCAGGCTTCGGGAATGACTGCGGGTCTTGGCTGGGCTGGCCGATGTAAATCTTGCCATTTGCAAGTGCGCGCCCGTTTCGATCTGTGAGATACTGAAACGTCGATTCAACTAGGATATTTGACATGTCTATTGGCACCGGTCTTCTGATATTTGTATTCTATATCATTCTTCAGGGTTTTGAGCGCGGGCTGATTGCATCCCGGCGTTTAAATCGCGAGCAAGCTGCAAGGCAAGACGCTTTGAAGCGTCAGAGCTAGGCGCTGACCCAATGCGGATCAAAGCGTTTCGCACTGGCGCGGACTCGTAAGCGCGCGCCATCAGGCCAGTAGAACCGCCCGCCGCAATCGTTGCGCCAAAGTCGCCAAAGAATGAGCCGACAGCAGCAGCGCCAACGGGCGCATAAAGCTCTTGACCGGTAGCGGTTTGCACGCCAGCCTGCCCTGCCCTGCGCGTTGCTTCTAGCACCTTAACTAGCCCTAGCACCTGCTTTTTGTCCTCACCCTTAAACAGCGTTCCGGTCTGCGCCTGCATCTTGTTCAGCGAACTGAGGAACTTGTCGGGGCTTACCGCGTCAATGCCGCCTGCATCCTTGATTGCCTTTTGAATGACCGTGGCGCGCACGGCTTGACGCCCTTGGTTATCAAGCGACTGGTACAGGTTTCGCACTTCGCTTGGCTTCTTACTGAATATCAGTGTTTCTGCCACTTCTGGCGTCAAGTCGCCTTTATCCAGCACGTTCTTTAGGCGCGTGCGCGTGAGCTTTTCGGATTCACTAGCCCATACGGCCTGTGCGCTTTTGAGCTTGCCGAACTCTTGCGGCGATAGTGCCGCTTTTGCAGCATCGTCCATGTCTTTAGTAAGTGACGAATAAACCTTATTCATCAATGACTTGGCACGGCTTGGCATTTGCGAGCGAGACATTCCGTCATAGCTGTTAATCGCCTCGCGCAGGGCTGTACGGTTTTGCGTCAATGTCGAATAGGTCTGATCAGCCGAGGCAAGCACGTTACGAAATCCTGCGATTTCACGCAGCGCATCATCACTACTTACGACGCCAGGCTTGCTCAGCTCAGCCAGTGCGTCATCAATCGCCTTGGCTGTATTCTGATACTGGACAGGGCCGACAGCATCGACCTTTGGCACAAGCTGCTCATAGCGCTGCCCAGCCGCCTGCTTAATTCTATCCGTCTGCGCCTTTAGGCTGCTAATAACCGCATCAGGCTTTGGCTCAGGGAAAGCATCCCCAAGCTGCTGGATGGCTTTCTGGCGCGCTTCCTGCTGGGTTGCTCGCAATCCGCCAGTGCCAGCAACAGGGATGCGCTCACCGATTGAGCGTGCTGACTTGCCGATAAACGTTGTAGGTTCAACCACGTCAGTAGTCATCAGTGGAATATCGGCGCGCTGCGCAGCCTTTACCAGCTCAGACCCTGCGGCAGGCTGGCCGCGAAGAATGCCGCGACCTACATCAATTGCGCGCCCTACACCGCCAGCGATAAGCGGTGCCGCTGCGCCCATAGCACCAGACAGCGCAACCTCGCCGCCGTCAAACTCACCGCCGACAGCCTGTTGACCGCCCTCGATAGCTGCCTGAGTTAATGCGGAGCCAGCGCCAAGCGCGGCAGCCTGACGCAATGCGCCGCCACCTGCAACACTTGCAGCCTTGCCGGAAGGCGTAAACGCAGCCATAAGCCCAGCGGTTTGCGCTACGTCGATAGGGCTTACGCCGGGTTTATTGATTACCGTGCGCACGCCTGTGCGGTTATTGGCCGCAATGATGTTGCCCTTCTCATCGTACTGAATGCCAATGTCGGGCGAGGCAGCTTGCAATGCCTGCGCGATCTCTTCCGGGTTGGTCATTGTCGATATAGCGGCAGCAAGCGCGGCTGATTTTCCGGCAGGAATATCAAGGCCTGACAGAATCCCGCTGCTGGTCAGTTCGGGCAATTCTTGAGTGGCGCGCGTTTCACGATCTGCGCCGGTAAAGAAGTTTCCGATGCTTTCCATCATTCCGGGCTGCTCAGGCTTTGGCGCTGGCGTTTGTGGCTGCTCAGGCTTTGGTGCTGGCGTTTGTGGCTGCTTAGCCATAAGTCGCTGAGCTTGAGCAATAACATCGGCCTGACTTGCCCCAGCAGGGCCTCGGATTTTTATGATCTGGCCGTCTGGAGCCTTGACCTTGTATTCTTGCATAGCCATTATTGAATGATCTCCCAGCCGCCCATATCCTGCTGCTCTGGCTGTACGTTGTACTTCTCGCTGATTCGACTCTTGCCAGCCCTGAAATAATCTTCGATCCGGTCAAGGCTTCGCTTAAAGGCTGCTTCAGGCATATCAAGCTGCAAAGAGCCAACAGCTGACGTAAGGGCCGCGCCCTCTCGCTCAGTTAGCGCGCCAAGTCCTTTCATCTTCTCAACTTCAGCCAAGAAAGCTTGAGACTTTAAGCTCTCAATAAGGCCTTGAGTTTCCTTGGCTGCCGTGCCAGGCATATATGCGGTAACGCCAGGGACGCCAACAGCAGCGCTAAAGCCACTGCTATTCTTGATCTCATCGATAGTGCTAATTGCCCTGTCGAACGTGGCGAGCGCGCCCTTACCGGCCACTTCTTTGTCGCGCTTGGCTGACTCAAGCTGACCGCGCTTCTCTTGCAGCTTCAATTCCAGCTCTTGACGGCGAAGTTCGTTTGTTTCGTTGCCCAGTTGCTTGCCAAGCATACTTACTTGGCGGTCTAGCGCCTTATCTGCCAGTGTGAGCTGCTTCAGGCTCATGGCGTTTGCCCGATTCGCCCGCCCTTCCTGCTGCTGAATATCCTGCCCGCGAATCTGGATGTCTTGGCCGCGCATTTGGGCGTTGATCTTGTCACGCGCACCTGTCACGTCAAAGTATTTCTCAGGCCCAAGCGCCAGCAGCGAGAACTTGTCAGCACGATCAGCCAGCGCGGCTGGGTCTTGCTGTAGTGTTTGCAACAGGGCTTCGGGCTCATAACCCGGCCCAGCACTACGCAATACGTCGGCATTCTGCGCGATCAGGTTTGCAGCGGCTTGCGGATCGGTTGCGGCAAACTGGCTGAGCTGCACGCCAAGCGAGCCGAGCGCGGTTGCTTTCTGCTCATCTTGGAAGCCAAGCGCGCCTTTAATCTGCTCGTACTGATCGGGAAACTCACCCATCAGCGCGGCAAGCTGCTTGCGGTCGCCAGATTGGAACGCCTGGCCGAACGCCTGCTGGAACATGCCTTGACGCTCAGCTTGGGCTTGGGCTTGCATTTGAGCCTGCTCGCGCATTTTTGCTTGTGCGTCCATCTCGCGAATTTGCATAAAGCTGCCAATGCCTTGCTGAATCTGCGAGGCGGCAGATGGATGATTAAGGATCATTCCGTAGTCAAGTGCCATTATTTACCCATCCCGCCAAGACCGCCGCCGATTTGCGCCCCAGCAGCAGCGCCGCCAGGGCCGCCAACCATAAACCCGCCAACCCCGCCTAGAAGCGCACCAATATCGCTTCCGCCTTGTTTTCTTGCTGCCCCCTGCGCCAGTATGCCTTGACCATGCGCTTGTCCCATCATGTTGTACTGATTGGCGATATTCGCAGCGTTGCCGGCGCGAATGTTGGCCAAGTTGGTGTTTGTGTTTGCACCTTGCTGTTGCAACTGTCCAAGCTGGTTAAGCTGGTTTTGGTAATACTGGCCGAACAAGCCTGAGCCAAACTCGGCCAAGCCTTGCTGAGCGTTACCTCCACGAAGCCCGCCTGTTGCTGAGGCGTTTTGCATGATCGCGCGCTGACCTGCGCCAAGCTGTGCTTGATAACCTGGCATCTGCTCAAGCCCTTCAATGGCCTGCCGCTGGGCGTCTGCGCCAGACTGGCCGAGCAGTGCAAGGTAAGAATCAAGACCGCCTAGGCCTGCTGCGCTGTACGGGTTAAGAAGCCCTTTAGCTTCGTCATACGCTGCGCGCTGCTCGGCGATGGCTTTCTCCATCATCGCCATTTGAGCCTGCATGGCTTTTTTTGCTGATTTATCCGCTCCGCCGCCGCCCATATGGCTCTCCTCTTAAAAGTGCGTAATTGTGAAGGTCGTAATACTCGCCGTCACGGTGGCAAGCGCCGCGCGCCGTACCTTCAAACGTGAATCCGAGCCGTTTAGCAAAGTTGCCAACCTGCGGGAACAGGCTGACAACGGTTGTGCTGATCCTATTGATAGGCCACATACTATAAAGCCAGTCTATCAGAAGAACGCAGAAGTCATAACCCTTTGCCTTGGCCGCTGACGGAATGCAAAGATGGACCTCTATGTCGTGAATGTTTTTGATGATGCACATGGCGCAGGCAAACGGCTCTTCATCATAGCCGACCACATAAAACACGTTCTGCGCATCAATGAAGCCGTAATAGGCTGAGTCGGCGTATCTATCCTGAACAAACGGGTCGTCATACAGCGCCCGGATAAGGTCAGGATTCATGCACAGGTCAACCCTCATACAGCCTGCCAATCAGTTTTGCTGCCGTACTCTGACGATTTGTTGACATAGAGAACACCGCTTGCAAGGTCTAGATAAAGCCGGCTGCTGTTGGCCTCTACCGCGTTATTTGGCGGGCCGTCACCGGTCTTCATTGTAGCATCTGCCACGGCTAATGATAGGTTTTCCATATAGCGAACTGTGCGATCATTGATTCCAGCAATGGCGGCAAGCTCTTTGCGCGGTGGTACGGGGATCGATGGCTTAGGCATTCAGCGCCTCCACGGTCACTTCCAGGCGGGACGGGGTAAAAAGCGATTCATTGGCCACGCGGAACAGCATCGACATTTGCGAGTTTGCCCGACCAATGCGCCGCCACTTGGGAACTTCATCGAAGTCGCCACGCTTGCCAGCCGCCGTCCACCGCTCCTGGCTGTAGGTCACGCCGTTACGGCTGACGCTCAGCGAGATTTGAGGGTCTACACCGACTTGAATGCGCCCTGGAAGCCCGTACAAGGCCACCTCGTGAACGATAATGCCGCGCCCCTCACTGAACCCTAGGGGCGTTGAGAACTCGCGCAGAATGACTTGTCCGTACTCAGTTACAAGCGACTCATCAAGCTTGCCGATTTGCCCGGTCGTCAGGTCACCCACGATCCACTCACCGAAAGCGCGGGTGAAGTCGCGCAGGCGATACGGGCCGCTGCCACTTTTGCGGATATGCCACAAAGGCACGCCAGCAGCGCGACTGCCGTACAGGTCATAGACTAGGGTTTGGTCGGGAAGGTTGATGGTGATGAAGTACTGGCCGCTCAATGAGTAGGCCTGGCACGTCACGCCACTCAGGGTCACCGGGCCGTAGCTCTGAATGACCTTTTCAATCTCATCAGTGGCAATCTTCTGAGCCTGTCCGCCTGCTGCAACGTAAACGCTTGGGGCCTCGCCGCGGCCTGCGCCGACGAAGAACAGCGCGTCCTCTACCTCTACCGCTGCCCTTGTGCCGACCACGCCCTTGGTGATCATTGCGCCAGCCACGCGGGCGAACGGGAACCCTCCGCCGCCAACGTTCTGGAATACTTCAATGGTCTCGGTGCCGCACACATACGGCTCATTGCGCACTTTGACGATGGCAACGTTTGCGTCACCCTCAAACTCAGCAGAGCCAAACGACAACGGGTTGATAACCGTCGGGTCTTGCAGGCCTGAGTTGAAAATAAACTGCTCATCAATGAACAGGAAATAGCCATCAACGTAGATCACGTCAATGGCGCGGGCGAAGTTCGGGTCGGTGATCTGCTCAAGCCCGCCGCCCGCCGTCCAGTAGAACCCCTTCCCATCCGCCACAATGCAGATACGGTCGATGCTCTTCGCAATGCTTACCGGCCCGCTGCCGGGGATGGCACCCAGTAGCTCCGTGACGCCGTTGGAGTAGATGCGGATGAATTGCCCGCCACTAACTTGGTACACCAGCCCATTGAACTCAACCGAGCCGCGTGCTGCACCCTCGCCCATGGCGAACGGAACAACGCCCGGGACTTGGCGCAGGTATGAATTTGACAGGCCATTTTCCATAGCAACCGGGTAGAAGTTGATCGGGTAGCTCTGCCGGTAGTCGGCCCGGTTATTGCTGTAGATACCTGAGACAATGCTGATTTGCGGCATGGTTAATCCTTGGTTTGCGCCGTCCTTGGCGCGTGCTCACTTAAATGAGCGTTTCGACGTGGGTTCGCATTACCGCTTGGCCTACAGTAGCAGCGGCGGTTGTCATTATTTGCTGAGATGTCGATAGTAGCTGTGTCGACGCTGGCATTGAAGCGCCGGTGAACTGGCCCGACGCAACCTGTCCAGTACCACCCACAACTCGCGTCAACTTCCACGATACAACACCGCTGCCACCTACGCTCGACATTTCAAGGCGGTAGATGTTCGCCCCAGGCGCTGTAGGGAAATCAGCACCCAAATCAACGCGAACGGCTCCACCACTCGCGCCATTCTGGATTGTACGGAAAGTACTCTCCGATGGGTCGAAGCAAACCCCAAAGCGGTTCCCGGCATTGCCAAGGGTGGCGTTGGTGAACAGCGCCGCATCCATACCAGCGAAGAACCGGGTGTTGGCATTGACTCCAGAATCGATTGCAAACTGGATGGACACCTCAAACCCGGCAGCCAGACGATGGACCGGCGTACTGCGTAAGCTGGCAGAGGATCCCGCCGCCGCCGCCGCGACGGACGCCGCCTTAAGCACCAAACCATAGGCAGTAGTGCCCAGTGGAACGCCGACTACAACCGGGGCTACAGTAAACGCCGAGCCGACTACCGTTGAAGTGCCCAGGTTGTTACCGTGGTAGTCGATTGAGTTTACGCGCGCATGCAATCTACGCTGCAACCGGGCCAATGCGCTATCAATCTGCGACTGTACGTTAGCCGTAACGCCTGACAGCTGCTGTACCTCAACTGGTGTAACGCCAGACAGGACATCCACCTTGCCGTTTGAGTTGGACGCCAGAACGCTGAAAGGGGTCAGGTCGTTTTGGGTGATTGAGTAGGCAGCGCCGGAGATTTTGTCCTGCTTGGTGTCATTCAGCACCTTGCCTTGACGGGCAGACAGCACGCTTTGGTCAGAGTCCGTTGTGAGGTCGTCAGTAATGGCCTCTAGAGCTGCGATATCACCAATCAGCACACGTCGAGCACCATCGCTGGCAGGCGTCGCAACCGCCCCAACCTGAGCCGCTGTGTAGTCGCCAGCCTGAGGGACAATGACGCTACCAACTCGGCCATTGAACGATACTTCACTAGCAGCCGCGCTGCCACCGTACACCCAATTGCCGGACACAGCCG